GGATGGACGATATCGAAGCAGCCGCAGCAGAGTATTATCTTTTCGGCGAGAGAGTGCTTTTTCTCAAGCAGCTGCGCGAGCGTTAAAACCTTTGATGACATCGGCAATCCCTTCTTCGAACGTTATCTTTGGCGACCACCCCAGTATGTTGCCGATCTTGCTGATATCGGCGCAATGCTGCATCGGCTCATTGCCGCGTTTGGGAATGTAGGTGATCTGCCCACCGAGCAAATCGACCAGATGCTTGATGGTTTCAGGTTTGCCCGTGCCGACGTTGAATATCTCGCCGCGTACATCGCTGGTGGCAGCGAGCAGATAGGCGCGCGCCACATCCTTCACATGCACAAAGTCGCGCGTCTGCAGCCCGTCGCCGGTTACGGTAAACGGTTTGCCGGCAGCCTTTTGTTTCAGGAAGATGTTGAGCACCGTCGAATCAGCGCGCCGGCCGTACACGTCGAACATGCGCAGGCTGATCACCTGCACGTCAAACACTTCGCCCCAGTGCATCGTGGTTTCCTCGCCCTGATACTTGGTCAAGCCATAGGGATGCTGCAGCTTGATGGCGGCTGTCTCGGGCGTCGGATGCATATCAGCCTCGCCATAGCACGCGCTTGAAGCGGCATAAACGAACTTCTTGACCTTGGCGTGGCGCGCGGCCTCGAGCATACGGCATGTGCCATAGACGTTGGTTTTCATGTAGGGTTCGGCGTTTTCAAGGGATGGCCTGATGCTTGGGATGCCGGCAAGGTGGAACATATAATCCACATCCTTGAATATAGTGTGATCGACTGACATCTGGTTGATATCCTGCAGGTGGATGTGCAGCTTCGATTCCTTGAGCACCGATGGCAGGTTCGACAGTTTGCCCGTCGCCATATTATCGATCACGCGCACCTCATGCCCGCTTTCGAGGAGGTGTTCGACAAGGTGGCTGCCTATAAAACCAGCGCCGCCGGTGACTAAAGAAATGGTCATATGCGTTACTCCGTTAAAATGTTCCAACTGTAATAACCCGTGTATCCGGCTTCCTCGAACACGGCAAGCCATTCATGCGGGTAACCATGAAATTCTGCGGTTAAGCACCACTTTTCGAACAGCGCCTTTTCCTCGGGCGTGCGATAACTGTCCACAACGATGTAGGCATTGCCGCTGCGCGCGGTGACACGCTCGATTTCGCGCAGGGCTTTCACCAGTTCTGGGCGCGGCAGGTTGTGCAGCGTGTTGATGCTGATCACCAGGTCGAACAGGTTATCCATGTAGGGCAACTCTGTGGCGCTGTATTGTTCCAGAAGATGCCCGATGCCAGGTGGGCAATTGTCGAGCGCATAGCGCGATATATCGATACCGCATACTTCCAGCTTCGGGAATTCCAGTTTAAGCGCGCGCACCAGAAACCCCTTGGCGCAGCCGATATCGAGCACACGCATGCGCCGCTTGAGCCCGAAGAACTTGATCAGGCTTTTGGCGACCGGCTGCCATCTGCCATCGAAGCGATAACCGCCATAGCCATATTTGCGGTCGCCATCGAAATATTCAACGCCGAATTTCTTGGCAGTGGCTATGACCTCGGGTGTTTTATCATACCCGCGCGCGTTGACGTCGCGGCGCGCCTTGGGCAGTGATGTGAGCAGATTTACTTCGCGGCAGACTACCATTTGGTTTTGTTCTTCTGCAGTAAGGGGTGGGATACGAGCGCGTGCCAAACGAGCGCCTGGAATGCTTCGGACAGGGGTGTTACCCATTCGGTGACGATCTCGGGGATGACGATGCAGATGTCGGAGTATTTTTGGGTGAAGCCAATTTTCCTCCCCACAATTCCATAGATTTTTGCTCGTAGATTTTTGGCAAATAAAACTGCATTTGCTATATTTGGGCTTGATAAATCAGTGCCACCACCAACCGATAATATGAGCAGCGCATCGTCTTTGTTGAAGCGGCTCACTTCAAGCCATGTCTTAAAAGTTGTGTCCCATCCCTCATCATTGGTGCGCGCCGTCAGTTCGGCAACGTTATCGGTTGGCGCGTAGGCTTCGATGCCACACAGTTTGCGGAAGTCATTGACCGCATGGCTGGCGTTCGCCGCGCTGCCGCCGACGCCTAAGACGAACAGGCGGCCTTTGAGGTTGGATAGTGCAACAGCGAGGGATTGGATTTGCTCTTTGTCAATACGACGACACGCTTCTTCGGCTGCAATGAAAAACCCGTCGACGTGGCTCATAAATGAAACCCCGACGCCTTGGCGTCATTGTAAAACATTTGCACGGTTTCGAGCGAAAACTTGTCGAGCGGCTTGCCCAGTGATGCCGACTTCTTTATCAACTCGGGCGTCAGCGTGATGATGTGGCAGCCCGAGCTATCGGCCTGTTTGATATTGAGCACCTCGCGCGCGCTCGCCCATAGCACCTTGATGTTGGATTTCCAACGACAGGAATTAACCGCCTGCTTCATGATTGGCACCGGATCAACGCCACTGTCGGCAATGCGGCCGGCGAATATCGAAATGATGGCTGGACAATTCTGATGCATGGCGCGCGCCGCTGCGGTCACCTGATGCGGGGTAAACACAGCCGTCACATTGAGCGGTATAAGGTCGTTGGATAACGCCTCGATGACTGGTGCAGTGCTTTCGCCCTTGGTATCGGTTATCGGGATTTTGACATAAACGTTCTTGCCCAAGGCGGCGAGCTTGCGCGCCTGACGTTCCATTTCCTTAAAATCGTCGGAAAACACCTCGAACGATATCGGCTGACCGTCACTGAGTTTCTGCGCCTCTTTGGCGAACCATTCATAATCGGTCACGCCAGCCGCGCGCATGAGCGTCGGGTTGGTAGTAAAACCTTTGATGCTGGGGTTGGCGCGGGCGGCTCGTATGCCTACCAAATCGGCGGTGTCTGCGTAAATATCCAGCATATACAAGCCTCCCACTTGTTATATCGCCTATATTGTGAGATGATGCATAACATGGCGAAAAATCTGGCACAAGCAAAAATTACGTGGCACGAACAAACGGTTGATGTCGCCGACCTCAAACCCTATGAGCGCAATCCGCGCCGCATCAGCAAAGAATCGTATGAGCGTTTGTTGTCCAGTCTGCGCGACAACGGCTATCACCAGCGCATCATAGCCCAGCCCGATCTGCGCATCATCGGCGGGCATCAGCGCATCAAGGCGTTGCAGGAACTCGGCTTCGACAAAGTGCAGGTGCTCGTACCCAGCGAGGAGCTGACGCTCGAACAATTCCGGCGCGTGCTGGTGCAGGACAATTTGCCATTCGGCGAGTTTGATTTTGAGATATTGAGCGCGGATTTCGATGTGGCCGAGTTGACTGAATGGGGTATGCCCGCCGATTGGCTCACAGGCATGGATACGGGCGTGCAGGAAGGCTTAACCGATGCCGATGCTATACCCGACCTAGACGACAAGCCCACGACTGTCTTGGGCGATATCTGGCTGCTGGGCGACCACCGGATTATGTGCGGCGACAGCACCGATGCTACGATGGTGACCGACCTTTTGGACGGGGAAGCACCGATGCTGATGGTGACCGACCCACCGTATGGGGTGAATTATGATGCGACATGGCGCGGGAAGGCCGGTCATGCGACAAAGGGCAAAAACCGCACTGGCATCGTCGAGCATGACGATAGGGCGGATTGGCGTGAGGTATGGGCGCTCTTTCCCGGGTCAATCGTCTATGTCTGGCACGGCGGCCTTATGTCTGGCCTTGTTGCCGACAGCCTGACCGCCTGCGGATTCACACTTCGTTCGCAGATTATCTGGAACAAGACCGTTATGGCGATGAGCCGAGGCGACTATCATTGGAAGCATGAGCCTTGCTGGTATGCCGTCAAAGAAACGGGAAACTGGACAGGCGACCGAAAGCAAACGACGGTTTGGGACTTTGCCAGCCCGCTCCACATCATGAGCGGAAGCAAAGAGGAAAAGACCGAGCATCCTACCCAGAAACCCGTCGAGTGCATGAAGCGCCCTATAGAGAACAATAGCAAGCCCGGCGACCTCGTTTATGAGCCTTTCAGCGGCTCCGGCACCACCATCATCGCCGCCGAGCAAACTGGCCGCAAATGCCTTGCAATGGAAATCAGCCCGGCTTATGTGTCGATGGCTGTCATGCGCTGGCAGAACTTCACAGGCAAAGAGGCAACCCATGCCGAAACAGGAGATACGTTTTTACAAGTATCACAAGCACGGCTTGCCAATGCCGGAAAACAGCCGGTTAGCAAGCGACCTGCAGGGAACGCCGCACGGGCACCACGCCGTGCTGCTGGAGGTAAAAAATGATCCCCGGCCGCAAGTTAAAAGAAAACGAAGTGCAAGACATAAAAAGGAAAATCGTCGAAAGCCTTGAGAAATCAACCGGTGGCGTGTTCACGTCGGCATGTAAAGCGGCGAATATCGGAACATGTCTTGCCTATCGCTGGCGCAAGGAAGATGCAAAATTTGACGCCGATGTAAAGGCTGCGGTTGAACAAGCAACCAACACCTTCCTTGATATGGCGGAAACCCGATTGGTTGAGGCGGTCAATCAAGGCAAAACGGCTGAGTTAATTTTCAGCCTAAAAACAAAAGGTAAGTCAAGAGGTTATGTTGAGCGCACCGAAACCGACCACGGCGTGCGCGATGATTCAAAGGCGCATATCACCCTGAGCATCGGGCATAAAGACATCAAGGATATTTGATGCGTGGAATATTTATACACCCGTCCCAAACTTTACCCCAAGCAACGCGATGCGTTCTTTAACGACAAGCGATACAGTTTCATTGAAGGTTCAACCAAAAGCGGCAAGACGGTCGGCAGCATGGCGTGGCTGCTCGAACAGGCGATCATAGGCCAATACACGAACTATTTGTGGGTTGCGCCGATCTATCCCCAGGCGAAGATTGCCTATAGCCGGTTCTTGACCGGCCTACCCAAGCACTTTTATAACGCCAACGCCGGCGACCTGTTCATTGAACTGCCAAACGAAAACCGCATGTGGTTCAAGGGCGGAGATAACCCGAACAGCATTTACGGCGAAGATTATGGTGCTGCCATCATCGATGAGGCTTCGCGCACCAACGATGCCGTGTGGCATGCTGTTCGCTCCACCATAACGGCAACCAACGGGCCGCTGCGCGCCATCGGTAACGTCCACGGTCGGCATAACTGGCATTACCAGATGTGCCGCAAAGCCGAGAGCGGCGCGCCAAACATGAGCTATCACAAGCTGTTACCAGCCGATGCCATTGCCGCCGGTGTGCTCAATGCCGAAGAAATAGAGGACGCGCGTCGCCAACTGCCAGAGCAGGTATTCCGCGAGCTATACCTCGCCGAGCCCAGCGACGATGGCGGCAATCCGTTTGGTCACAAAGCCATCGAATCCTGCATGGGCGAAATGTCCGATAAGCCACCGAAATGGTGGGGCTGGGATTTGGCAAAGTCGGTCGATTGGACGGTCGGCATCGCGCTCGATGAGGATGGCGCCGTTTGCCGGTTCGAGCGTTTCCAAAAGCCATGGTTGCAGACAATACCGCATATCTTTGAAGCTACAGGCCGCATACAGGCGATGGTCGATTCCACCGGCGTCGGCGACCCTATCGTCGAGCAGCTGCAGGCGAAGGGCAATAACTTCGAGGGCTATAAATTCACGGCAGCGAGCAAGCAGCAGCTTATGGAAGGGCTGGCGGTGGCCATCCAGCAAAAGACCATCACCTTTCCCGAGGGCGTCATCACCATGGAGCTATTCAATTTTGAATATGAGCAAGTGCCATCCGGCGTGCGTTATATGGCCCCCGAAGGCATGCACGACGATTGCGTCTGCGCGCTCGCGCTGGCACAGCGCCGTCGCACCGCGCACATCCCGGGCATGGGTATCCTCGAATATTACGAAGGAGAGTATAAAGATAAAATGGCCGACGATGAGGCGGAAAACGCTAGACTTTCCCAACTGACAGGAAATAGGATATAATCATCCGAACAGGAATCACTTATGGCAAAACCAACTGGCGGCCCGGGTAAACAACGCACTGTCGGCGGCACGCCACCCAAAGGCCCAGCCAATGGTAAAGCACGCCAAGGCGCTGTAAGCACCGACCTAACCGTTACCCCTGTTCCTATCATGGCCCGCCGACCGGGCGCTGCAGGCTTGCGTAATATCACCGGCGCGGATACCGCGTGGTTCGGCCCGCTTGATCCGCTGCCGGCGCTGGTGCCTGATGCCACTGGCAGGCAGTTCGACTACCGCGTCGCCTCGAACATCAACCTCATGCCGCGCGCCGAGGAAGCCATCAGCTTTTACGAGCTGCGCGGGTTGGCGGACGCCTATTCACTGGTGCGCTTGGCCATTGAAACGCGCAAAGACCAGCTGTGCAAAATGCAATGGACGATTAAGCCGTTCGAGCCTAATGTCGAAGCCGATTCGCGTTGCGACGACCTTGAGGCGTTTTTCGCGTCGCCCGATAAGCGTCATAACTGGCAGGAATGGCTGCGCATGCTGGTCGAGGACTTGCTGGTTATCGACGCGCCATGCGTTTATTACCACCCGAACCTTGGCAAAAAGCCCTTTGCCTTCGAGATTATGGATGGTGCCACCATCAAGCTGCTCATCGATATTTACGGCCGCACCCCCATGCCGCCGCAGCCAGCCTACCAGCAGAATTTGAAGGGCATCCCGGCAGTTGATTATATCATGCCGACAATGAAGTTTCCCGATCTGCCACAGCTGGTCTATAAGCCACGCAATATACGTTCGTGGAAGAATTACGGCTTCTCGCCGGTCGAGCAGATTATCCTTATCGTCAATATCGGGTTGCGCCGGCAGGTGTCGCAGCTGCAGTTCTTTACCGAGGGCAATATCCCCGAAATGATTATCGGCACGCCCGAAACATGGAATGGGGTGCAGGTCAAGGAGTTCCAGCAATATTGGGATTCGATTCTTGAAGGCAATACCGGCGAGCGCCGCCATGCCAAGTTCGTGCCCGGCGGCATGAACATTCACGATACCAAAACCGAGTTACTGACCGACGCCTTTGACGAATGGCTGGCGCGCATCATCCAGTATTGTTTCAGCCTGCCTGCCATCCCCTACGTTAAGCAGGTGAATAAAGGCGAAACTGAAAACATGAAGGAGCAGGCCGAAGAAGAAGGCTTGTTGCCGCTGATGGAGTGGGTGAAAAACTTCATGAACGGCATCATAAAAACCTATTGGGGCTATGATGATATCGGCTTCGATTGGGTGGAAGAAGAAAACATCGACCCGCTGGTGCAGGCGCAGACGTTTGACCTCTATATTGGCAACGGCACCATGCTGCCAGAGGAAGTGCGCGAGAAGCTTGGGCTTGATCCGTTTACCCCCGAGCAAGAGGCTAAAATCACCACCCAGACCAATATGCAGCACGGGCTTGATCCCACTGGCAAGCCTATACCAAAACCCGGTGAAGCGGATAAGCCGAGCGGTGAGCAGCCCAAGAGCGCAGCGCCAAAAGCACCTACGGACAAAGCCATAAAAAAAAAGTCTTTGCCAGCATGGCGCCACATCATGTAGCTACTGCGCGCGCCTTCGCCAATGAACTGTCCGATTTCTTCTCAAAACTCAAAACCAAAACAATTCAGCAAATAATCGACGAATATGCCAAAAGAGGGAAAGCCGATACTCCGAAAAACACAGGCAATGATATCGCAGACGGGCTTGAACTGGACTTTACAGCGGTTGTCGAACTCTCTGCCAAACGCCTCAAACAAGCCGCCTTCGATGGCGCACAAACCGCCCAGGAAAACATCGCCGATGCCGGCCACGATTACGAAGTGGATGAGGCGGCTATTGCGGAAGGCGTAGGTAATTACAACGCCGCCGAATTAGTAACCAACATCGACGAACCCACCCGCCAATGGCTTGCCAACGATATCGACCTCGCCATGCAGGAAGGCTGGTCAACCGGGCGCTTATCCTCCGTCCTCGAAGATAATTATGCGTTTTCTGGTGCGCGCGCCGATACGATTGCCCGCACCGAAGTTGCCAACGCCGATGTGCAAAGCCGCGTCGAAGCCTACAAACAGAGCGGATTAGCCCAAGGCAAGCGTTGGTTGCTGGCGGAAGAACCGTGCGACATTTGCGAGGAGAATGCCGGTGATGATATAATCGATTTTGAGGATACGTTTTCAAGTGGTGATGATTTTCCACCGGCGCATCCCAACTGCGAATGTGATTTTGAGACGGTTTTTGAAAACCCGAACGAGGACGACGAAGGGGATTAAGCCATGAAATTCTACGGCACCATCGAGAAGGCTGAAAAACAATCTGACGGCACGATGCACGTCAGCGGCTATGCCTCCAGCGAATCAGTGGACGGCGATGGTGAAGTAATCAAGGCTGCGGCCATCAAGGCGGCGATTCCCGATTTCATGAAGTGGGCTAACGTCCGTGAAATGCACCAAGCTAAAGCAGCTGGCACCGTGCTGGAGATGGTCACCAACGATGATGGCAAGACATGGGTTAAGACCCACATCGTCGATACCGAAGCGTGCAAAAAGGTTGAGCACAACGTTTACAAGGGTTTTTCAGTTGGCGGCCGCGTCACCGAGCGCGACGAAGCTGACCCTAAGATCATCAAGGGCATTTCACTTAGTGAGATTTCGCTGGTTGACCGCCCTTCTAACCCGGATGCCGTTTTCCTGATCTATAAGATGCAGGATGACGAAGCGGTTAAAAAGGCAAAAGAAATTGCCGATGCCAAGAAAGCCGAAGAAGATGAGGCTGCCAAGGCGAAGGATGCCAAGGAACTATCCGAGAAAATCAGCGACATGGTAAAAGCCGAGCTCGAAAAGGCCGGCGCGCGCCATAATGCTGGTGATCGCAAAAGCTTGGAGACGCTTTCCGAACACATCAAAAATACCTCAGATCATCATGAGGAAACCGGCAATAGCCTCCAGGAGTGCCATAAGTGCATGAAGGCTTTGGGCTTGGGCGGCCACGACGAATATATCGAGGGTGACAAAGAGGGCAGCAAAGATGATGCCGCCGGCAGCAAGGATGACATCCGCAAGCTGAAGACCGAAAAAACCGCCCTTGAGGCCGAACTCACTGAAATGGCGAAAGTCACCGAGGGATTGGCCAAGCGCGTCAAGGAGCTCGAGGAATTGCCCGCTCTCCCCGTGGGCGCGCTGCGTCTGGTCAATAAAACCGATAAAGATTTGGACGCCGATAAAGAGGGAAAAGACGATAAGAAAGCCGTGAAGCGCAGCGAAATTGAAACGAAGCGCGACGCACTGGTGAAAGCCTGGTCAAACCCGGTAGCGGTTGACCCGGCCACAAAGAAAAAGGCGTAGGGAAACTGAGTTTTAACAAAGGGAGCCAAGACAATGAGCAGCCGTTTAACCAAAGAAACCCTCGACCTGTATAAACAAATCCAGGCGAAACCAATCACCGACAGGGGCGACTTTGCCAAAGCGCAGGGCTGGTCACAGTCAGGCAGCCAGCTTACTGGCTTAACGAGCTATGACCTCGAGCCGCTGCTCGGTCACCTATACCCCGTCATCACCCCATTGCGCGATGAGATTCCGCGCAAGACCGGCGGCATTGGTATTCAGGCGAACTGGAAAGCCATCACCGCCATCGATACGGCATACGGCGGCGTCGGCGTGTCGGAAGGCAACCGCGGCGTGGCAATCAGCCAGACCATCACCGAATACAACGCAGCGTTCAAAGGCATCGGCCAGGACAGCTTCGTGACCTTCGAGGCTGATTGGGCTGCAGAAGATTTATTCGATGCCAAGGGTGAAGCCGTGATGTCCATGCTCAACTCGCTGAAAATCCGCGAGGAAGATATCATGCTGTGGGGCAATAACAGCACCGCTCTCGGCACCACTCCTACCCCGACGCTCACCGACAGCGCCACCGGCGGAACGCTGGCTAATAGCACCGCTTTCAACGTTTATTGCGTCGCGCTCACCTTCGAGTGTTACCGCGATTTCGGCGCATCCGTCGCCAAGGGCTTGCCGCTGTCGGGTATCCGCACCCTGTCAGATGGCACGACCGAAACCTACAATGCCGGCACCGCGCAGAAATCAGCTGTTGCCACCGTTACCACCTCGGGCAGCGGTTCCAATGCGCACTCGATTGCAGCGACCGTTACCGCCGTACCCAATGCCGCCGCTTATGCGTGGTTCTGGGGGCAGGCCGGCAGCGAATTGCTCGGCGCCGTCACTACCATTAATAGCGTCTCTATAACCGCTACCGCTACCGGCACGCAGAACCAGAGCGCCGGTTTCACTAGCGACCTGTCTAGGAACAGCCTGGTATATGATGGTATCCTGACCCAGATATTCAAAGCCACCACCTCGTTCTCGGCAACCGGCGTCCCGATTGTGCTCCCCACCAGCGGTTCTATCGTCCAGGTGCAGGCTACCGGCACGGCCGGTACAGGCACCCCGCTGACGGCTAACGCTGGCGGCTACATCAACGAAATCGATGCCATCCTGAAGGCTTATTACGACAACTATAAGATCGGCCCTGATACCATGTGGGTATCCTCGCAGGAAAACCAGAACCTGCGCGCTAAAGGCTTGGCATCATCCGCCAGCCAGGGCAACCGCTTCGTGTTCGACATGGACAGCAAGGGTATGATCGTCGGCAACGCTGTGAAAGCCTACATCAACCCCTTCGTTTCGGTCGGCGTCGATCCAGTCATTGCCATCAAGCAGCACCCGACCATTCCGGCCGGCACCATCCTGTTTACCGGCAAGCGGATACCCTATCCCCAGCAGAACGTACCCGCGCCGCTGCGCTATCTCGCGCGCCGCGATTATTACCAGCTGGAATATCCGCAAATCCGCCGCAAGTATGAGTATGGCGTTTACACGGATGGCGTGCTGCAATGCTACTTCCCCCCGCTTTTTGCAGCGATCACGAACATCGGCAACGGCTAGACAATTAACGGCCACGCGCTATAAAAGGGGCGGGCATTGCCCGCCCTTTTTACTTTAACCTAGGAGTTTTTATGCCAACTACCCTTTACACCAAGCAGCAAATTCACACAGTAAGCTATGACGGACAGCAATTTAAGGTCGTTGGTGGGAAAGTCGAAGTGCCCGATGAGGCAGTGACTACCCTATGCGAATCACATGGGTTTACGACTGATGCTCCGGGAACGGGAAATCATATGGTCGATCCTAAACCAGATAAACAAGTGCTCGAAATGCCCACCGATAAGCCCGCCAATAAGGGCGGACGCCCGGCGCGCAAAAAGCCGGAGGAATCTGACGACGAATGACCGCCCTTGCCACCGACCTGACGACGCTTGCCAACCTGAAAGGCTATTTGCCGAACGCCGGCAATATGGCCGACCAGACGTTGCAGCGCATATTGTCGGCGGCAAGCATTTCGATTGAGCGATATCTTGCGCGCGACCTCGTCGCTAAAACCTATACCAAGACGTTCGACGGCAATAACGGCCCGCGCATGGTGTTGCCTGATTACCCCATAAACAGCGTTACAGCGGTCAGCATCTATGGGGCGGTCATACCTACCGGCGGCCAATATACAGCCACCCTTGGGGCAAAACCGGGGTTTTTTAACACGGATAAGACGGTCGAGCTCATCGGCTATAGTTTTTGCAAGGGAAAAGCCAATGTCAACATCACTTATTCCGCCGGCTTTGAAACCCTAGCCGAGGCGCAGAGCGTACCCGCAACAATCCCCTACACGGTGACGCCGTTGCAGCCTAATGGCGCGTGGGTGAGCGACCAGGGCGTCAGTTATGCCACCTCCGGGCAGTTAACCGCAGTCACTGGCACGCCAGCGCAGGGGCAATATTCCGTCTCGGTGGGCGTCGGCGGCCTGCCGCAATATAACTTTAATTCTGCCGACGCCAGCGAGGCGATGTTATTCAATTATGGCTATGTGCCGCCCGACCTGGAACAGGCATGTATCATGCTGGTGCAATTCTGGTTGGCGGAGCGCACGCGACCGGGCGAGGCTTCGCGCAGCATGGGCGGTCAGAATATCAGCTTTATAACTAAGAGCGGCTTGCCCGAATCGGTGAAGCAGATGATCGACCAATATAAGCGGACATTCCCGGTATGAACGATGACATGATAGTCGAGGTGGTGGGCGCCGATAAGCTGGTGGCGAAATTCGAGAATTATAGTGCAAAATTGCATACCGAATTGAAGCGCACCATGGAATATATTGTGCAATATCTCGCTGAATATTGCCGTACCAACAAATTATCCGGCCAAGTATTACATCGGCGCACCGGCACACTTTCTCGCTCGATACGCGGCACGGTGGATGATCAGACTTCACGCATTATTGGCACCGTCACTAGCAGGAGCAAAGGCAATTCCCCACTCGAATATGCCGGTTTTTGGGAGTTGGGTTTTCAGGGGCAGGAAAATGTCCGCGCCCATATGCGCCGTAACGCCAATGGCGGAATGTCGAGCGTGCGCGAGCATGTGCGCAATGTCAACCAGGCGGCGCGCCCATTCCTTAAACCCACGCGCGATGAAAATGTCGGTTTCGTTCAAGAACAGATGCGCGCCGTATTGACTAAGGTGAACCAATGACCATCGCTCCATCAGAATTGGCCTACACCGCCTTATTGGCGCTTTTGCAGAGCATATCCGGCATCGGCACGGTATCACGCCGGCTGACCGACCCCTCGCAGGTGCAACCGGAAAATGGCGCTGCCTTGTTCATTAATGAAACCGGCGAGCATCTTGAACCCACGCGCGGCTTTGAAGGGCTTATTACCAAACAAATGCTGACCTGCGACCTTTACCTGTTTGTTTCCCAGCAGGCGCCGGATGCCGTGGTTAGCACGCTCATAAACAATATGATATACTCTATAAGAACGGCAATCGCGCCACCATCGCCTTCACCCTATCAGACGCTAGGCGGTACGGTTTCGCACTGTTGGATAAAAGGGAAAGTGGAAATTATCGAGGGCGTGCAAGACGGTCAGGGCATGGCGATTATACCGATTGAAATACTAACAAATTATTAAGGAGCAGCGAACATGGTAGCATCAGTCCCAATGCAAACGATTTTTGGTGCAGGCTCGCTTTGGGCTGTCAACCAGTCGGTCAGTAACCCCACGCCGATCCGGCTTGGCATTACCCAGGACATCAGCATCGATTTCAGCCGTTCGGTGAAAACGCTGGTCGGACAGAACAGCCTGCCTTTCGGTGCGGCGCCGGGCGTGATCACCACCAAGGGCAAGGTCAGTCATGGGCAGATCAACGGCCGCCAGCTTAACGACTTATTCTTTGCCGGTAACGCCAGTGTAGCGGGTAGCGCCATCGGGCAGACACTGATCACCGATAACGAAGCGCAGACCGCAGCTACCAACGTCACCGTCACTAACACGCCGTTTAAAGAGGATTTGGGTGTTGTTTATAACTCGACTGGCTTACCCTTTATCAACGTGGCTGCCGGCCCGACCGTGGGCCAATATACGGTCAATGGCGGCGGCACCTATGGCTTCGGTTCTGCAGATTCTGGTGTTGCGGTAAATATCAGTTATGCCTACACAACCACCTCGGCGGGTACGCAGACGTTCACCTTGAGCCAGCAGCCCATGGGTTCGGTCAACACCTTCCAGGCGGTCATGAATACAGTTTACAACAGCAAGCAGGCGAACATCATCCTCAATGCCTGTATCGCTTCGAAAATCGGCTTGGCAACGAAGCTGGAAGATTTTATGAAACCTGATTTTGAGTTCGAGGCGTTTGCGGATTCTTCCGGCACTCTCGGGAAAATCATCGTCACGCAGAGTTAACATGCAAAGCGCGGGCGCTATAGAGCGCAGGCTCATATTCCAGAATCTCGCCAATGGGGTGCCGCCGGAGCGCGTAGCGCAGGCATTTCACCGCTCAAGCGTCAAAGAACTGATGGACGATTTCCGCTATGTGGCGAACAAAATAAAAGGCTATATGTTCGCGCGCACGATGCCATTCATTCCGTTCGAAACACCAGCCGAGGCAAAGCGTCATCGCTTGCAACTATTTGACATTCTGAAAAAACTCAACCTAGATGTAGTGCCTCTATACAGTAAGTTTGAGGTTGCATCTTTGGAGGATTTTTTATGAAGTTTTTCGAACCATTGTTCCGCCGCGCGCCCGAGAAAATCATCCCCGGCACGCAGATCACGCTGGGCACAAAAGTATATATCATCGCACCGCTCAACTTCGCCACCCTGAAACTCATCACGCCGTTACTGTCGTCTTTCAACACGCTCGGGAAAACCCCGACGGTGCAGGATTTTGATAACATGGTGCAGGTTATCTGGCTGGCACTGAAACGCAATCATCCGCACATCGCATTAAAGGAAGTTGAGGAAGGGCTCGACTTATCGAATATTCACAGCATAACCGCTAAAACCATGCTGTCCGGGGGTGCCGCACCCGCGGGGGAAGCACCGGCCAGCGCCTAGAGGATGTCAATTGGGACGATGTTTATGCTCACCTCATCACCACGTTAAACTGGACATGGGAATATATCGACGAGCATATGACGCTTCCCCGCCTCGCCGCGCTGGCCTCGTACTGGCAAGACCACCCGCCGACGCACATCATTGCAGCTGGCATGGCGGGTGTGAAGGCGAAACCTAAGGTTAAGGGCGGCCAGCCGGAGTTCGCGCTGCTTCCCGAAGTTGAGGAAGGCGCATAAATGGCATCAGAAGACGATATTGGCTTTAAAATCTATGCGATGATCGATGGCCTTAAGGCGTCGATGGCGGAGGCTAGTTCTTCCGTCACTAAGTTTTCAGCAGAAGCAAAAACCCAGATTACAGGCGTCGGCGAAGCCTTTGCCAGCCTGAATCGCTTTGTCCTTGGCTTCGCTGCTGTGGTGGCGGGCGGCATTATTTTTAAGGACATGATCGAGGGGACAGAAAAATGGACGCAATCCATCGTCTCACTTGCCAAGCAATTCGGGATGACCACGGAAAAGGCAAGCGGCCTCGCTGTTGCCCTAAAAAATATCGGTTCCAGTACCGAGGAATATCAGGCAGCTGCAACAAAACTCGACCGGCAAGTCAAGAGCAACGAAGAAAAAATTAATGAGCTCGGTGTTACGACACGCAATGCCAATGGCGATTTGTTATCGCAACAGGAGATCATGCTGAATGCGATTTCTACCCTGAACCAATACAAAGAAGGCACCGATCGCAATATCGCCGCTCAATTCATGCTGGGCCGAGGC